CTCCAGAAGCAACTTTTAATATCAAAATATTATCTTTGAATTCTTCATTATAATACTCTTGATAAGATACATGTGTAATCAATCTTTTTGTTGTATCTTCAGTTGCATAATGAAATGCTGTACCTTCATCATTGATAATTAGATCATCTCCATATTGCCATTTCAACATAGCATTTGCGTAATATGCTGAAGTCCCATTAATTCGTTGGGTAAAGGTTTTAGCAATATCTGTGGTAAAAACGTCTAACAATGTCTCAAATGAGTAGATTGCAGCGGCTGTTACCCATGTGAAAGCATTGATTATTGACATCTTTGAGTCATTTGTTAGCTCTGTAAGTTCCAGGTATTTGTTTCTGGTCTCCACGGCTTCATTGTATATTTCTGTTAATGTACGGCTCATGCTATGTCTGAATTTTCATATTGATAAATCGTTCCATTTATATCAAAGCTCCATGAACCCGCTTCATTCCATGCAGTTTCATGGGTAATCACATATATCGCTTCCATACCAGTTGTAATAACATAATTGCCATTACTATCTTTAAGCGGCTCCTTATATGTTCCAGAGGGTTGTATATCTAATATAACTTTACAATCCCTTCGTTGATTATTATGCTTTGCAATATAGATTAAGTAGTCATTGATAACTGTGTCTTTTGTATAATTGATATTTCTTAACTCCAAATTAGATAAATTCATATCCTGAATGGGGGCAAGACTGGATAAACTCATGTTAGCCAGTTTCACTAAATATGTACCTTTACATAAAAATAGTCCTTGTAGAGAGAGATTGTTCTTCTCCGAAATTATCTCGTCTACCACCAGCGGCATAGTTGGCATCATTAAGCCATTAATAGAAGACAAATCCCAAGTTTTTAAATTGAAATCACCATACAATTTAATTGACCTTTCATCGGTATAATTATCGAAAAAATGCACATATTTTTGTAGAGTGGGGGATAGCGTTATAGTTTCCAAATCACTGTTGTCTCCCCAATCAACAATAAGACTTCCGTCTCCTGCCATTTGTAATGCAATAGATGCTTCTTCTGGAGATATGTACATGACGCATCGTAAGGGAGCTGTTGTGTTTTTATAATATACATGTCTCTCTCCATTTGCCGGTACGATATGTTCTGCTTGTAACGTATTTACAATACTGTCATATATAATAAATTCTTCATCCCAATATATTTCTTCACCTTCTTTTAATTGTGAGTGAAAGGATAAATCAGGATTGTTGATTAACAAATCGAATATACCTTCTATAGAACCATGTGTGCTTACTGCAACATCAAATATGTTCTGATTTCTTTTTACTTTATACACCTGCATCTGCTTCTGAAAAATCTAAGTCTAATTCCAGATCTCCTGAATAGGAATTAAAAGCGGCATTAATAATCTCCACTTTATCATCTTTGAATTCAGTTTGTAACTTTTCTGCTAATCCTGAATGACTAAGGTTGGCATGAAGATATTTAATTAAGCCCACACCTGAAGTTGGGTATCTATAATTATTTGATGGAATGCATTGTAATAGTAAATTTCTATTTTGAATATTTGCATTTATATTTACCATATCTGACATAATGCCGGACCACAAATACGCGTTGCCTTCATTAAGTTGCAACAAGTAATTATCTTGGTTAACCATGATTAGTTGTGAAGCATATAAAACCTTATCTTGTGCCCCGAACAATTTTGTATATACCTCAAACCATTCTGAATTATTGGTCGGATTAATCACAACGCGTACATTTCCACCACCGAAATCTCTAATAATACGTATTTTAATAGGTTTATATATTGGAGTATAAGGAATCTCAATATTAACTCCAATTGTATAAAGCTGATTTACATCAAAATTGGAAGGTAACGATATTTGTGCGGTAATAAATAAATCGCTCTCTGAAAGCCATTTAAACAATTGTTTATTTAATGTATTTCGGTTTTTGAACACTATATCACCTGTCGTTGTATTTATCTGTATGTCTTTTCTCATTAGTGTGAATGATTTAATATTTGATACCTAAACCCGTCAATTTTGCTAATTAATACAATAATAGAATCCCCTTTGACCATTCGATAATCAATCATATTTTCATTATGATCATAAATGTTTTTTAATATAATGTCTTTTGAATAGGATCTTACTCTAAAAGTTATTACTGTGGCAAAATCTGTAGGCAAATTATTTACACCAAACTGCCGAGCTACGCTACTTTCATTTGGTAAGGTCACTTCAACAACATCGTAATTGGGATCATTAAAATACATCAATATCACATTAAATTGTGAAAAATCTATAGTATAATTACCAGAATCAAATGTTAATAATGCCGCTTTAGTATTAATGAAGGACGGGGCTTTTAAAGCTGCATTTGAACTGATTCCATAATTTTTAGTTCCTCCTGTCACTTCAATAAAAAGCCCATAGTTAGCTTGGTCATATCCATAACCACCAGATGTATTTGGAGCTTGGTTGACAATGCGCCCAACTGCTGTAAATGCTCCACCTGTTGAAGCAGGAATTACATCATTACCAAACATCACATACCCTTTAGAACCGCCAACTTTGAAAAAATCTTTATAAATAGATAATCCTGCCCATTGCCCAGAACCCGAAGAATTAGGAGTTGAAGTTGTTCCAATATGATCTTCATATATTTCTATATCTCCAATAGTACCACTAGTCGCAATGATTTTTCCATTGAGAGTAACGTTTCCTTTTGTATCCCAAAAAAAATTTCCATTGGCAAAAGAGGCTGAACCATCTGCATTAATAAACCATGAATATCCGCGAAACCCATTGGTGCCAATCGTTATACTTCCGGAAGTTGATGTATATTGTCCAACATTATTATTTTTAGTACCTAACCAAATAGCAGATTTATCAAATTGCCATCCAGCTATAAAATTTTTAGAACCGGCAGAAAATACTTTTTCGTTATTTTTATATCCTATCAAACCATAATCGGCATTGCTGATATAGTACATTGCAACACCACCGTATTCTTTTACCCAGTCTAATTGATCGCCAGTATCTTGGACGGAAGTAACATTGGCGATGGCTATGAATTTTTTTAATGAATTGATCCCTATACTTCCATTGTAAATACTATCGACTCCTATAGTCCATCCTGCAATACTGCCACCAGATGTTTCTATTGTTCCTTTAAATAAGGCGTTTCCCTCAACATCCATTGTAACATTACCATTGGCAAAAGAGGCTGAACCGTCTTTATTTAATAGCCAATGAATGATACCTTCACTTTGAGCAGAAATGGTTCCTTCTGATTTTATAGATAATGTGCCATCTTCACATTGAATACCACCAGATGTAATATCCCAACCGCCTATTTTACCTCCAGTTTGGTCTATATGAAAAATTTCTTTGTTATCTTTATATCCATATATACCGGCTCCGTTATTTTCTGAAGGACCAATATATACCCCCGTTAATCCTGGAACATCTTCAAGACTGTCGTAACTGCCAATTATTTTTTTTCCAACAAATAGTTTGGGGGTAATCACATAAGAAGAGCCAATAGTTGTTTTATTGCTTTCCCAATCTTGAATCCAATCCAGCATGGTACTTTCGCGTACAATAGAAAATGTGAAACGCCCAGTTAACCCTGTACTTACTCCAGAAAGAACTGGAATTTCAATATATCCTTGTAATATATCAATAGGGAGTGATATAATGGATAGCCGGTATCTATAACTATCAACTTTTATTAGTTGATATTCTATATTGTCGTTACTTTTTACAATAGTGCTGGAATCAATTTCTATTGGGGTTTTCTCATCTCCACAATATGCCGAAATAATAGTATAAGCATGTTCTAACTTAGGGTTAGAACCATCGAAATCTGCTTTAATCACACACGAGTTTGGGGTTAGCGACAACGAATAAGCATCGCTAATAGATACAAGTGTGATAGAAGATTTTGCTACTGTTCCCATAAATTACTTTTTCAAAAGAATAGCCCTTGAACAAAGTATTTGTTGATGTGGGAATAGATAAACTATTTCTTTATTTCCTCCAATATTTCCTTGGCCATACGTTTTGCTTCCATTCTCCACATTTGCATGTCATTCCATTCCTTTTGATGTTCACTATCTTCATCTTCTAGGAGGTGATTATTAATAATGGCTTGCATTGCATCATCAGAGTACCGTCCATGAATAATAGCTGAAACCAATTGGCTATATGTGGGCATTCCAACTGGAAGGGTTATCTCACACCATTTGTATTGTTCATTTTCACCTTCTTTTACTAAATTAACATCAAATGCAATTGTGTATTGACGCAACCCTAATTTTATATTGTGTCGTATGCGTTGAGGTTGCTCATTACCTTGATTATAAGCTATAAACATTGTACTGTGTTTTTTATTTTTACAACTTGAAATTTTCCTTGAATATAGCAAGCTTTCCAAAAATAATGTAGTTCTGAAAATGCTTTGCGCCTGATCCCGTATGACTGATAATGAATTAAGAAACCTAAATAAGAGTTTATAGATCTCACATTGGCATATATAGCTTCCTTGTCACAGTTTTTACATGCTTCTTCTAAATAACTTACAGCATTAATAAAGTTTCCAACAGTTCTATTCGATAAGTAAGCTCTACCCGGCTTAATTACTCCTCCTACCATTTTTATTCCTTTTTTAACTTCTTGAATATAAATTTTATCAGGGTGCATTTGAATATTTAAGATATACCGTAGTTGATTCCTAGAAGCTCTTTTAAAATATATTGCATCTTCCTTAGTTTTACATACAAAGCCAAAATCATCTACAAAACGTACATATTTGGCTCCTCTTTCTTCTGCTGCTTTAATAGCCCATTCATCAAAAAATGACATGTAAAAATTGGCAAATAATTGACTGGTTAGGTTTCCTATTGGTTCGCCTTTCATCCATTCATTGTAAAACAGGCTTTTGTTTTTAGGCAGTATTCTCCATAATTTTAAATTTCCTTGACGTATGCAATCATCTTGTGGTCGATGTCGTACAATTATTTCTGTAAGCCATAGCACTAAATCTAAATCTTGTTCATATATGGTCCCTTTCCAATAATTCCATTTTTCTTTGATAAATGGTAATAAGTGTTCTAATAATCGTTCGCAATCAATTGACATAAAAAATCCTTTAATATCAAATTGAGCATACCAAGCCTCGTGCGAATAATTATCAGAGACTTCAATTGTATTTTTTGTCAACTTATCAATACATGCAAATGTTCCAAAACCCTTTCGACAGTTAAATGATACATTTCCGTGTTCAACAAAACGTGCCTCAAACAGTGGCTCTAAGCGTAGACACAACCAATGTTGTACAATACGGTCACGGAAATTTGCAGCAAACACTTCCCGTAATTTAGGACGGGTAACTATAAAACAAGTACTTGTTGTTGGTCTATATGTTCGTTCATAAACTTCTCTCGCTAAATCTAATAGATCTTCATGCCAAATAAGTCTATACATAACACATTGTGAACTTGTCTTTTTTTGGGCACAGCAATCATCTAACGCATCAAACCATCCCTCGACATATTTATCGTTAAGTGCTGCAACCGCTCTCACCATGTTACTGTTGTACTTGTTGTTGTTGTTGAAGTTGCCATTACTAAAGTTCACGTTCCAGCTGTTGTTCTGACTGTTCTCACTGCTACTCCAGTGCCGGCTTGCGGTTATTGCGTGTACTATCTTGTTCTTAACTAGGTCTTTAACGCTTGGTAAAGGCCCAGTGACACGCCCATTTTTCAATAAAGATGTCCCTGTTATCATAGTCGTAACCGTTCAACAGGTCTGCTGCTCCAACACTTTGCTTCTCCAGCTTTTAATATGCTTTGAAATTTCCTTTAAAGATTCAGCAAAATGTGGCATTTGCTTGTTGCTAATTATGCGTGTATGAGGACTCCGATTTGACAACTCTTTTAAGGTGTCAATGCAAGTTTTCACTGTACGCATTTGCAAATAAAATGAATTAATAAGTTCAAGTTTGGAATCAGGGTCTTCTTCATTTAAAGCCAATCCTATCACTGTTAATCCATCAAGCAGAGTGTCTATGAGACGTTTGCTTAATTGACGAATTCCTACACTATTAGGAGTTCGTTCTACCATTTCTATACAGAGTAACATTAAATTTTCTGTTTCTCTGTAAATAGGTGCACTTCCTGCATTACGAATTGTTCTTGCCATAATTAAAAGATTTTATTCACAATGTGTCTTATTACATATAGTTTATTTACGAATACTTTATTTTTTCTGTAGAGGTTTACAATTATGGCATATTTATTTTTGTGGAGCGTCAAAAGACGCTCCACTATACTAAAATGCTGCAACCGCTCTCACCATGTTACTGTTGTACTTGCTGCTGCCGTTGAAGTTGCCATTACTAAAGTACACGTACCAGCTGTAGTTCTGACTGTACTCACTGCTACTCCAGTGCCAAGAATTAGAAAAATCATTCAAAATACCGGCATCTATTGCTTTTTGAAAAATTGCACCTATTTTATCATCATCATAATTCACTCCTTGTCTAGCGTGCCAATACATACGCATAAGTTCACCAACAGATGGTAGGTACCAATTATGATATTTAAATTTATCTGCCAATTCTTCGCCTGCTTTTACTGTAGGTTGATAAGCATAGCATTTGCTGGCAGCAGGATAATAAAATTGTTGATATTTACTAAGATTTTCATTGTTAGCAATTATGTTATTTATATACTGGGTCAACATCGCTTGTTCAGTATATAAGTCAGTCGCTTCAGGTATCGGCAAATTAACTCCTGAATCTTCTAAGATTTTATTTCTATGTTGAATAATTTTTAAAGTTTTTGCTAAACCGACAGGAACTTCGTCACCTTTTTTATAGGCACCTGATAAAATGGCTAAATCCGCAGTCAATTCCTCTTTTCCTGTATTAGTCGTACCTGGAGCAGCGATACCATCTCCAACAGCAGCTGTTTTAACATCTGAATTTACAAATCCGTCAATTGTATTTTCATCTACATAATTATCATACCTTATGTAGTTAGGAGAGGTATTACCTTGGTCGTCATATTCTGTAGGTTGTAAGCCAGTCTGTGTAATGTTAGCAATTGAACCTATATCATATACACTATAATTAACATCATCTTGTAATTCAATAGGATAAATTGCATATTGTTCATTCCACTCTTCCGTTTGTCCTGTATTTTGAGGATAAAGCCCCCATACTATACCTGAATTTTCAAGATTTGATAATGCTACCATACGTCTATCATTGGCATCTGCTGGATTTATGTAAAAACAAATTCCAACTACGGTTTTTCCAGCAGTTGTAGGACCATAAGTTCCATCATAAAATACATAATCTCCGAGATGAGCACGTCTGGGGTATAAACCAATATCCCATGATGCTTCAAGCACTTCACCATTCGTTTTTGTTAGATAACATCTTAAAGTTGTATGTGGAGCCAATGTATCTTCATCTCCTAATTGAGATACATTGATAACGCAATAATCTTTTGACGTATTGACTATTTTTGCATACAAATTGGTATCTAATGACCAACGAATACTAACTACATCATTCCCATTAGTGGTATTCGGCTTACAGTAAAAAGTGTGTTCACCTGTAGAATAAATGTATTGGCTTCCTTTGATTTCTATAGCTGCAATAGGAGTTGAGTAGTAAGTAATATGAAGATTGTTGTTTTCATCGTCTACATTTCCCCAATGATACAACCAGTCAATTTTATTGTTAAAATTAGGCCGGTTGGTAGTATTGTTTATTACTGCTATTTTTCCAGATACACTACTATCTGTAATAGAAGCCAAATAGTTAATCATATAAAGAGAAACCTCGGTCCAGTTTATACTTGCTAACTTTAAATAATTCAACGGTGCGTTACCTGTAAAGCATAAATTGAATATGGTACGCGAATCTACAATTCCTGCGCCAATTGACAGACTTTGCATTCGGTCAGCCCCTTCCAAAGTGATAGTTCTCAAATTGGGTTGTTGATCTAAAAACAAAGATGTCAGAGTCCCAGGAAGATGAACTTCTTCTAAATATTCGGTAGCTGGAAGAACAACGGAAGACAACATTGTTCCTACTAAATTCAACATTCTAAGTTTAAGCAAAATAGATAAATCTAACCCACCTACTAAACTAGCGACACGTTTTAATACTAGTTCTTGCAACAAAGGGGCAGTAATAGTCATACTGGTAGGACGGAATTCAACAACATCTTTTCCATCCACATGAAAGGCTGTTAGGCGAGCACCGCTTAAATTAAATGTTTCCCCTAAACTTTTGTCTGTAAAGTCACCAATGGAACGCATATAATCAATACCATTTAAGAAAATATTAGTATTGCCATCTGAAGTTCCAACATTGACATCGTATGTTTCTCCGGCTTTAATACG